TATTATATGTTAAAAGACGTTTGGGCGATGACGTATTATCTGTAGAGTTGACTAGTAAGCAGATATGGGCAAATTTCGAAGAATCAGCATTAGAGTTTTCAAAACATATTAACGCTCATCAAGCTGAAGTTTATATGTCAAACTTGATGGGTATGTCTAAAGGGCAAGTAAATTCATTTAAGAAGAACAGTAATGGAGATTATTATTATATAGCGAGTAATCAAACAAGCGATAATATAACTCCAGCCCAAAAAGATGCGCAACCGTTAACAATACAGGATATAGAAGATCCTAGATTTAATAAGTATAATAAGCAGGGAGAATATATTAGTGGTGTAATTGAAGTTTCTAGTCCAGAGGTCGATGCTGCGCCTGTTTTAGATCAGCAAGTAGGACCACATGGATATGAACAAAAATTTCCACGTGAGACACATGAATATTTAATTCGACGTGCTGAACCTTATGCATCTGAGGCTTTTGTGGGAGGTGTTTCAAATTCAGTTAGTGGTTATATAGAGTTAAAAGAAAACGTTCAAGACTATAACATCTATAATGACTTGATAGTTCCTACTGATGATGGTGTTAAGTTGAGTTTAAACACATATGACCCTTCTAGTAGCGCTGAGCAGCTAACGTTGTTTAATCCTAAGTTTAAAAACAAGATCCTGCCTTCAGCAACACCTACAAAAATTAAAGTTAATGAAATATTTCATTTTTCACCGCAAGCTGCTTATCGATTTTTTGATACTACATCTGCGATTAATTATTTAAACAATCAGTTTGCGTTTGAATCTTTTACTCCTGAGACTGTGTTTTATGTTTTGCCAGTTTTTGAAGATTTGTTGAGAGCGGGGCAGTTAGATATATCTAATAGAGTAAGAAGAAGTAATTACAGTTATAGGTTACAAGGGCAAGATTTGAGAATTTTCCCTCGTCCTTCTCAAGAAAACCCACAAAATCTGTTTGTAAAGTTTTCTTTCCCAGCAGATCCATTTAAGCCTAATTTGCCGTATGAAGATGCATCTATAGAAGGTGTTTCAAATATTTCTAATATTCCTTTTGGGAATATAAAGTTTAGTGAAATCAATCAAATGTCTAGACATTGGATAAGACAGTATACATTAGCTTTATGTAAAGAAACTTTAGGACTTACGAGATCAAAGTTTAGTTCAGTTCCTATTCCAGGAAGTGATGTTCAAATGAACGGTAGCGAGCTAATAAGTCAAGGTAGAGAAGACAGACAGCGGTTAGCAGAATCGTTGGCTGAAACTTTGGATAAATTAACTTATCAAAAGCTTCTAGAAGGAGATGCAGCTCAATCAGAGTCTATGTCGCAAATTTTAAAGAGAATACCTGTTCCTAACGGAAGAGCAATTATAATAGGATAACATATTATGGCTAGATTATTTGTAGGGCAAAGAGAAGTTGACTTTTTTTCTGACATTGCGAAAGAGATAATAAAGGACGTTGCAGGACAGAAAATATATTATTATACGATAAGAGAAGATTTATCTGATATCCATAGTGTATATGAAGAATCAATGGAAAAAATATTTAATCCTCCAATAGAGCTTGAATGTTTAGTTGAATGGCAACCTTCTGAAGTCAAAACAAGTCAGTTTGGGCATGAGCAAATAAAGACAATATCAGCATTTTTGCATGGAAGGGATTTAATAGATAGAGACTTAAATATTCTTCAAGGTGACTATATATCTTATGGCGATATCTTCTTTGAAGTCACATCATTGATTTATGATAAATTAGCATACGGTCAAGTAGAAAGAGTTGTTTCTTTGAAACTAAATGCAAAGCAAACAAGAATAGATCATATATTCAAGAAAGCAATTGGACCTACATATGAAGGTTATACAGACAGCGATGCAATACAAACAACATTTGAGCAGCAAAGAGGAACAACTGAGCATGACCAACGTCAATTGCAAAAAGATGGAATCATAGATGCACCAATATCAGGTATAAGTAAAGTTTCACCTGATGGGGGCAAAAAGAGCGTTAACAATATTGGATCTTCTTTTTATGGAGATAAATAATGGCAACTAGATACGATCAAAACAAAGAGTCTAGAAATAATATTGTAATGGGTTATGAAGAAGCACAGCGAGCTTACGATTATATTATACCATCGTGCGGCCTTGAAGATTTAGACGCTGCTGTCTTTGATTTATTTAACGAACAATTACCACTCTTTCATTCAATCAAAGGAAAACAATCCCGCGTGCCTGTTATATTTGCAACTGGAGAAAGATTTGCGATTCTAAGGAGAAAAAAACCAATAACAGACAAATCAGGTGCTCTTATTCTTCCTCTAATATCAATTTCAAGAGGGAGCATTGAAAATACACCTTCAAAAGGTGTGTCAAACAATGAAATGTTTCCTGAAGTCATTGCGAGGCGTATTGCAGATAACAACGTAGAATGGCGCCAACAAAAAAACTTCGAAGGTTTTAACAGTATTAAACATACGACAAAAAGACAAAACGGGCAGTATTCTCTTAAACCTCAACTTAACAATATATATGAAACGCTAGAAATCCCGCCAGTCAAGTATTTTGGCTGCTCTTACGAAATAACAATATGGGCGTCTTTTACACAACAAATAAATGACATAATTACAGCAATTATGAGTGCTTATACTATAAACCCGGGTAGACAGTTAAGAATAGAAAGTCGTAAAGGATATTGGTTTCCAGCGTTTATTGAAGGCACGTTTAGTCAAGATACAAATTATAGTGATTACACAGATGCTGAAAGATATGTCAAACAGACGTTAACTCTTACATCCACAGGTTACATACTAGCTCCTAACATTGAAGGCGGAAAAGTCGGTCTTAAATCAATTGTAAGCGCTCCAAAAATAAGTTTTGACGTATTAACAAGTAATAATATTGTAGGCCCCAATATATCAGGCGTTAGAAGCAATGATCCAAATGCAAAAATACTTGATGATACAAAGTCAGAAAATGATTTTCAAGTAGGACAACAATCAGGCATCACAGCAATACGGTCGTTAGAAGAATTGCACAATGAAATAGATAAATCACACGTTGTTACTAACAATACTTCACATCAAGAAGATACTGTCGGACATAAAAATTCTGAAAATGTAAATAATAAAAAAATATTCATTAGAGATTCAAAAGGAAATTTGTTGCCTATAGTTGCTCAAAACCAAAATTTAGGCGAAACTGTATACGATCAAAAGTACGCTGAAATTATTTTTAATATCTCAAATAACGACAAATAGAACTTGTATTGTATAATTAGAATATGTAAAATAATTAATTTATTAGGAGAATTAGCATGGCAGAGCAGACATTTAAGTCTCCAGGTTTTTTCGAAAGAGAAATAGAAGTAATCAGTAGACCATTATTTCGAAATAATGCTACGCCTGTTGGCCTTATAGGGCCTTCAGAAAGAGGACAAGCATTTGTCCCCATAACAGTTACTTCAAGAGAAGAATTCATTCGAATATTTGGAGCACCCGACCGTAATAGACTAAGCGGTCATGCAATGGCAGAATTTTTTAGAAATAACGGCAAAGCACTCACGTTTTGTAGGACATTAGGCAGCGGTTTAAAAGATAGCTTAAATGCAGGTTTTAAATTAGATCCAAAAAATCCGGGGGGTAACACTTTCAACGGATCACCTTTTTTCGTTGCTGCACAGCACACAGTTGACCCAGGTGAACATTTAGGATTAGGAATGTTCAATGATAATGATTCACACGCAACTGACTTTAATTTATCCAGCGGCGCTTCATCACAAGCTAACGCGGCTGGTGGTACTGTTGAGCTAATTAGAGCAATGATATTTACGCATAAAGATTACAAACTACAGATTTCTACAATAACATCACCAACCACATTTAATGCTTTAAATGTTTCCGCTGAAACCGGTGAGTTTAATTTGAGATTTTCAAATGTCGGTGACGCACATGTAACTGATACATTGCAAATATCACTAGATCCTAGCAGTGATAAATACATATCAAAAGTTCTTAATACAGATCCATTCTCTCTTGAAGATGAAAAGCATATGCTGTTTGCGCATTTTCCAGTTGACAGTGCAGTTGCAAAAGTTGTTTCTGGCAAGGTTGCAGTTATGAGCGGTGATACTGCCCGTGCAGCTAAGTATGGTGATTTTAGTACAAGATTCTCAGCACCTAAAACTACGAGCTTTATATCACAACCTTACGGTCAAAAGGAATACAATTTATTTCATTTTGAGTCTTTGGATGATGGAGCTTATGCTAGTGGGAAGTACAAAGTATCAATTAAGAACTTAAGGGCAAGCACAGACCCAACTGATAAGTTTGGAACTTTTAGTGTAGTAATAAGAGATGTCAAAGATACAGACGATTCTCAAATAATTTACGAATCATTTAGCAACTGCTCTTTAGATCCAAATTCAACAAATTTTATTGCAAAAGTTATAGGTGATGAAAAAGTATACTTTAACTTTGATGCTAGCGATGAGGATGAAAGAAGATTAATTAGAGAAGGATCTTTTGAAAACAAGTCAACTCGTGTAAGAGTTATTATGAGTGACGATATTTTAAGAGAAGAAGTCCCTCAAACAGCACTTCCTTTCGGGTTTAGAGGTTTGCCCTCATTACTATCAAATGACGCTGGCGTCGATGCTACTAAAAAAGTAAACTCTACAGCATATATGACAGATGCTATCGATAACGTTGGATTACAACGAGCTGTTCTACCGCCTTTACCTTATAGATTTAAATTGACTTCTGGTAGCATTAAAACAGGATCATCATACGGTCAAACTTTTCTAGGAGAAGCATCAACATCTGAAAGTGTTAATTTAAATCTCCACTGGGGTTTGATGACAACTCGTATTAGCGACATTAATAACGCAAACAAAGGCACATCATTTAACAATCTAATAACTAACTATACTAAGTTTCTAGGTAATGATGATACCGTTATAAGTTCGGGAACGGTATCAGACTCACATAATAATAATAAGTTTAGTTTGGCAAAAGTGGCCTTAAAAGGTGCGAGTTTAACAACAATCACGGGCAATATTGCTGATGTTTTCAAAGATGCTGTATATATTAGAAATGCTGACGTTACAGCATCTACTTTGTATGATGCATCAACGCATCTTATCAAGATGGCCGGGACAACAGATGATATAGACGAAGGAGCGTCCAGAGTATCTTTGGCAAAGCTTTTAGCTGAAGATCCTGTCAAGTTCAATAAATACTCATTAATGATGAAGTTTACTTCACCTGTATATGGTGGCTTTGATGGTCTTAATATATTTGATAGAGATTCATATTTCATGACTGATCTTTCATCATCCGTCTTTGCGACAGGAGGTAAAGCTGCCGCTCTCGGTTTTACAAGCGCGTTAAAAGGAACAGACGATCAAACAGGTGTTATGCAGGGTGAAGAAGATGCAAACAACATTGTTGCATCATATAAAAACGCAACAAGAATAATGACAGATGAATTAGTATCAAACCACAATGTTCTAGTCATTCCAGGAATAAGAGACAGATTCATTACAGATTATGTAAAAGACCGTATTGAGGATTATGGCAAAGCTATCTACATCATGGATTTAGAGCAATATGATGCTGGTGGTGTTCGAGTTTTTGTAAATTCAAGAGGCATAGAATCTTCAAGGCCAGACGTTGAAAATACTTCGTCAGAATTTAACATGAGAGAAGTAAACTCTTCTTATACAGCTTCTTATTTTCCAGATGTTCGAGTAAAAGATAGTGGAGACGATGATGAAGCTGCTGTAAATAGTAGGCGTGTTATAAAGGTTCCACCATCAATTATTGCGTTAGGCGCTTTAGCTAAAACTGATAGTGAAGCTAAACCTTGGTTTGCGCCTGCAGGATTTAGTAGAGGTGCTTTAGAATCAATAACTTCTATTGATGTAAGACTAAACGCTGAAGATCGTGACACGCTTTACGAGGCAAGAATCAATCCAATAGCAAACTTTCCAAATAAACAATTTGTCATATTTGGACAAAAAACATCGCAGCTTGCAAGAACTGCGCTAGATAGAGTAAATGTTAGAAGACTTGTGTTGGAAGTTAAAAGAAGAATTGGATTAATTGCGCAAAGTTTGTTATTTGAGCAAAACAATACAAAAACTAGACAGAATTTTATTGCTAATACTTCAGGTCAACTTGCAAGTATACAAATTAATCAAGGAATTGAAGATTTTAGAGTTGTAATGGACGATACTAATAATACAGCAGAAGATGTTGACAACAACAGACTAAACGGTAAAATTATTATTGTCCCAACAAGAGCAGTTGAATTTATTGCAATAGATTTTGTAATTACAAATTCAGGTGTTGAATTCCCTTAATATATAGATATAAGAACAAAAAAATAGGAGAATATAGTTATGGCTGGACAAGGCTCAGCAAGAGTAACTCTTAAAGAAATAGATTTATCACAAGTTAGCGATCAACAGCAACTTCCGCAAGGTGTTCCAGCTGCTGTTGTTGGTCCTGCAAAACGTGGCCCAGCTTTTGTGCCAAAGACTTTTGCGACTATACAACAGTTTAATGAAACCTTTGGCAGTATGCTAGAACAAAAAAGACTAAGTAACTCAAATCTATTCGCACCTCTTGCATTAAATGAATGGATGAAAAATTCTAAATCAGGTACTTATATACGAGTTCTTGGTGTAGGCGACGGAAAAAAAGCTACTAATAACAAAGTAGAGACTGCCGGATTTAAAGTAGGCGACTATATTTCTCATGATAACTCTAATGATCTAAAGTTAAATGAATTTATTTACACAGGTACTAACACACCGGTGTATACATCTACAGGCAGAACATATATGCTTGGCTCAGTTATGAACGATGTAGCAGGTTCTACATATCTGTCTGACGCGGGCATTATACAATCATCACCTACAGCTGCAACAGCGACTATTACAATAACAGACACTGTTACTGCCGACGGTGAAGTAATAATCAGAGATACAAGCGGAAAAGAAGTAGTATACACATCTAAGGCTGCACAAAATCTGGCAGCTAATCAATTCATCGATGGCACAGCCGGCGTAGATGACGCAGCGAAGGCAGTGTTAGCAGCTAATTCTCTAATAGCAGTAATAAACCACGCAAGCGGTCACAACGGAACAATTACAGCAGCGCACAATGGTTCAGGTGTAATAACACTTACACAAGCTGTTGTTGGGTATTTAGGTAATACGCTGATATACGATGGTGCATCTAACTTAGA